GCTCCTGGCTCACCACCGTCTGGAACTCTGCGCTCAGGTTCGACGCCTGTGCCTTTAGATGGAGGAGTTCGGTCTCGACGTGCTCGCCTGCCGCGGCGCGCGCGGACAGGATGGCTGCATCGGTGGTTATGCGCGCGAGCAACGCCTGCGTCTGCTTGTCCGTCGTGCCCACTTTCACGCGGACGCGGCCAAGCAGTTCCTGGAGGTCGTTCTTCATCATCGGGTGACCTCCACGCGACGGCGCCACGTCTCGACGGTGTCGAGGCGACGCTGCTTCTGCTCGGCGGTGAGGGCGGGATCCGCCTCCACGTAGGCCGAGTATTCGGGCGCGATCGCGTTGTAGGTGTCCAGCTCGGCCTGCGCGCTCTGGTTCACGCAGCTGCCGAGCAAGAAGAGGATGAGGATGGTTCGTTTCATCGCAGCTTTGGTTCCAGGCTACCGAGCCTGTCGATCAGGGGACGCACCAGTTCGTAGATCTGGCGGTCAGCTTCGGCGCCGTCACCGACACGCTTCCTGATCTCGCTGACGCGCGCCTTCATCTCAGAGACGCGGGGTCGCAGGTCTTCAAGCTCGCGGCTCAGTTTACCCGATCCAGCCGCCTGAGTAAGGAAGCTGTTCCAGGCGTAGATGGAGTCGCCGAACGCGCCCAGCTCGTGCTGGCCGGAAACGAAGGATCCCAAACGCATTGCCTCGATCGGCGCCCCCAGGATGGAGGCGAAGTCGCCGTCCCGGATTCCCCCCGCGATCTGGTCCACCCCGCGGGCGAGGTCGAGGCCCCAGCCGCCGGTGTAGCCCGACAGCAGGTTGTCGATCTTGATCGGCGAGACGCCGAAGAGCTTGCCCAACTGCTTCGCGGTGCCGCTGGTGTAGCGGGTGTATTGGTCCTCGGGCAGGCGGCTCTCCTGCATCCACGCCGGCACGAGCGGGCGCTCCTTGAAGAAGGAATGGTTCGCGATCGTCTCGACGAACGGGACCATCGCCGCCCACTTCCAGCCGTTGCGAACCGAGTCCACGAAGTCGTCCTGGATGTTGAAGACCGCCTGCTTCACGAACTCGCTGCCGTGCTGGTAGCGCAGCGCGTCGATGATCGCCTCGGGCATCGTCGAGAACAGTTGACCCAGCTCGAACGGCTTCGCGATCTTGCCGATCTGGTCCGTCCAGGGGATCTTGATGTTCCAGTAGTTGAGGCGCTGCCACTCGGGCAGGTCTTCGCGCCACTCGTCCTCGTCGCCCCACAGCGCGTTCCACGCCGCGACCGCGAGCGACATGCCGGTGACGTTCACCGCGGCGCGGATCCAGAACGCCTTCTGCGCCTCGGGACCCTCCTTGCCCGACATCACGCGGAGCATCTTCCGCTTGCCGGCGAGGTTCGGCGCGTAGTAGGGCACGAGCTGGTTCACCGCGCGCGCGATGTCGCCGGCGCGCGTGAAGTTCGTCGTGATCTCCTTGGCGGCATACATGGCCTCCAGGAGCGCGTCCATCCGCGTGCCGCCCTCCCTCAGGACCTTGGCCTTGACGTCGCGGAACTCGATGAAGCGGTGCCACGCCTCGGGGCTCGCGAGCACCTCGCCCCACTTCCGGATGCCGCGCTGGAACGTGCGGAGGAACTGGCCGGCGCCCTCGCGGAACTCCTGGTAGAGCGCGACACCCGAGCCGCGGTGCTCGCGCTGGAACTCCGACCCGTAGATCGAGGTGCCCTCCAGCCCGACGTTCGCGTACTGGGTGTATTCGTTCTCGACGCCCTTCCGCGACTGACGCTGATGGTAGGCCGCGACGAAAGCGTCACCGATCGCGTTGAGCAGGTTGTAGTGCGCCTTGCCGGTCTTGAAGACGGTCGCCGACATGGCGTCGCGAACGATGTTGCGGATCGCGAACGCCGGGTTGTAGACGGTGGCGCCAGAGCGAACCCACTGTGACGGCCTCGTGATGATGAAGTTGAAGAGCTTCGGCGCGTTGTCGATCAGGGTGCGCGGCGCGTCGATCGACATCAGCGTGTTGAAGACCGTCTCGTCGAGCTCGAACCACAGGGTCTTGCGCGACTCGTTCTTCAGCAGCGCCTGCTCCGCGTCCGAGAGCCCCATCTCCTCCATGAACTTCGGGTGCACGTTCGGCCTGAACTGGATCCGAGGTCTCGACCCCGTCGGACGCGTCATCGGAAAGAAGAACGTGAGCGCATCGGTCGACGAACCGAAGGTCTCGATCAGGCGCTCGGCGATCTTCTTCGCCTCCTCCAGCACCGTCGGGTCGTCCTCCTGCGCGGCCCGGAAGCGACCGTGCTTCACCAGCTCCTTCGCGATCTGGTCGATGAACACCGTGCGCGGCTCAGCGTCACGACTGACCTCCGACACGAGGCTCCCCAGCGGCGTCTGCTTGTTCGCCCTCAGCCGCGGGTTCAGCACCCGGTTCGAGAGGTAGAGCGACTGCATGACCATGTAGCGCTGGGTCTTCTGGAAGATGTCGTAGGCCATCGCCCGCAGCATCACGAGCGGGTCCATGATCTCGGTGTCGTTGCCCTCGTAGCCCTTGATGCCGCCGGGCATCTCGCTCACGCCACGCCCCGACAACCGCTCGGTCCTCACCCCGTAGGACGACTGGATCGCCCGCATCATCGGCAGGTAGATGTCGTAGGCGTGAAGCATGTTGTTCACGTCCGACCGCCTCAGGTAGCCGCCCTCGACCGCATACTCCATGAGGTTGGCGGTCCACTCGCGCACGCGAGCGACGGCGTCCTTGAACACCTCGGCAAGCGGGCTCGACTCATACTTCGCGACGACGTACTCGGTGTCCTCGCGCGCGAATCCGGTCTCCGGCGGCTTGGCCGCCTCGGCAGCAGCTTCGGCCGCAGCGGTCGCCTCGTCCGCGGCCTCGGCCTCGTCGACCTTCTCCTTGATGAGCTTCTCGAAGACCTTGGCGTAGGTCTCCTCGTAAGCCTTGCGCGCCGGCCAGTCCTCGACTTCGATCGCGCGCTTCGCGGTGAAGTAGTTGAGGAACATGCGCATGATCTGGCGCTTCTCGGCGGGGTCCCTGGCCGCCTTCACCACGTCCTCGAAGATCGGCTCCAGCGCCTCGCCGACCGTGTTGCCGAACAGGTCGAAGGTGCCGACGCGCACCGCGCGCTCCGCCTGCTGGTAGGCGGTCATGGCGACCGCCTCGATCATCTTCAGCGGGTTCATCGTGATCGGGATCTGGATCGGATCGTCGACCCCCATCTCCGATGCCTTCACCTGCCGGTCCCACTCACGCTTCGCGTCCGCGAGGCTGTCGAGCATCGAGTTCGCGAACGACCTCACCACCTGCTGCGTCTCGGATGGCTGGAAGTCCTTCTCGACGTCCGTGAGGTCGTCGGTCTCCATCACGCGCATCATCTGCACGCGACGCTCAGCGCCCTGGTCGCGGAAGTTCGCGAGCACCGCGCGCTGGTATTCCTGCATCGCCATGAAGTCGACGGTCGAGTCCCGCGCCATCAGGTCGTTCAGCATGAAGTCCCAGAGGACGGGGACCTCCTCGGCGAGGATCGGGTCCTCCAGTCGCCACCGCGCCCAGAACTCCGCGAAGCCCTCGGCCATCACGAAGTCCTTCATCCTCGGCAGCGCGAACTCCATCTGTTCGCGGCTCGCCTGATCGAGCGGCGCGCCGCTCCTCGGGTCGATCCCGGTCTTGAGGGCCTCCTCGATCGCCTTCGTGGCCTCGTAGGTCTCCCGCAGGCCGGGGTAGGTGTCGGCCGCCTTCGCCAGCTCGTCGTAGAGCACGTCGGGGATGTCCGTGGTCCCGTCCGGGCGCCACTCGCCGCGCGCCTGCAAGCGGTCGTCCATCGCGTGCGCGGACTCGTGCGTCGCCTCGACGATCTTCCGCGGCTGCCGGATCCGGATGCCGAACTCTTTCGGCATGAAGAAGCCGAGCATCCCGTCCGGCGTCCGCTCGCCGATCAGGCGGATGTCGCCGCGGATGCGGACCTGGACCGGGTCCTGCTGGCGGCCCTCCTGCGCGGCGATGACGTCGCGCTTGCGGGTGTCGGGGACTTCGCGATCGGTGATCTCCTCGGTCTGGAGTTCGGGGCGCAGGCGGAGCGACTTCGGCTGCCCCTCGCGCGGCTTCGGCAGCACGCCCAGGTCGATCATCGCCTGATGGGCTTGGCTGGCCTCCACCGCCTTCACGCCCAGCTCGGCGTGCGTGCCGGGCTGGATCTCGTTCTCGCGATCGGCGCGCAGCAGCATCTCGTCCGCCGTCTCGGCGGCCGGCACCTCAGGCTCCCCGCCGGCCTCCGCCATCATCCGCTTGAAGTCGCCGGCCTCGCGGGTCTGGTCGATCACCTGCTGGATCGACTGCATCCCGTTGATCCGCGGGACGCCCTGCATCGCCGGCTCGTTCTCCAGCTCGGCCTCGCCGATCACGTCCTGCTCGACCCGGGCCTCCAGAGCGCGGGCGACCGCGATCAGATCGCGGATCTGACGGCGGGCCGCATTCACGTTCGGCTTCCGGCCGGCGAGCTGCGACCGCAGCTCCAGCGCGCGCAGCTCCTCGATCTTGTCCCGGATCCGGTTGAAGATGTCGGCCCTCAGGGGCTTCAGATGCCTCTCTGCGAGGCTCTGGGCCGTCCCGGCTCCCAGCATCCGGTTGAGCGTCCGGGCCTGCTCAGCGGTGAACAGGAGCGGCTCCTCGCCAGCGTCACGGGTCACGCGCGTCGGCCGGGCGCCGATCGTCCGGAACGCCTCACTGAGCTGGCGGATCTCGCGGGTGATCGCGCGCAGCACCTCGCCCCGCTTCTTACCGGCGCCGAGCTGGGTCGCCATCTCCTTACGGCGCAGCAGATCCAGGCGAGCCTGGATCGCATCCTGGAGCAGACGGACCTCGCCGGGGGTGTAGATCCTCGGCTCGGTCGTGACGATGTCGGCGAGCTTCGCGGTCTCCGGGTTTGACTCCAGCACCTTCCGCAGCGCCTCCGCGGCGCGCGGGCGCAGGACGGCGCCCGGGCGGTCCTCGGGGGCGCCGGCGCGGCGCTCGGCGCCCCGCCGGTCGCCGGCCTGCGAGATGTGCTCGAACCACAGCATCTTCCGCACCGTCTCGTTCGGCGCGGCGATGATCCGCTGCCGCACGTCCTCCGGCAGCTCGCCGAAGTCCATGCGCTCCAGCGGATCTTCGAGCTGCTTGATGAACTCGACCCGCTGGTTGTAGCTCTTCGGCTTGCCGGCCCGGCGCTCGCTCTCGACGTTCCGGCGCTCCAGCTCGGTGAGCTGGTCGTAGTCCACGACCCGCCTCTGCGCCTCCGTGAGGCTCGGCCGGTCGTTCATCTCCTGCGGCAGCCGCGGGCCGATGAACTCGTCGTAGGCCTCGACCTGGGCGCGCTCGCGGCGCCGCATGATCTGCTCGCTCGCCTCCCGCTCGGGCGTCCGGGTCGCTTCCCGCGGGTCGACTCGACTGCGGGTGCGGTAGCGCCACGTCGGCAGGCCCTCGATCGAGCCCCGGGGGCGACCGGCCGCCGGCTCCGTCGGCGCCCGGGGCGCCACGCGCGTCGGCAGCCGCATGGTCTCGTACCACGGACCACGATCGGGGGCCGTCGTCGGCTTGCGCCACGGCTCGCCGGACTCGATACGGCTGCCCTCCACCCGCATCTGGCGCAGCGCGGCCCGCAGCGCCTTCGTCTCGGCGTCGACCTTCTTGACGCGCTCGCGGCCCGCGACCTGGGCGCCGGCCCGCTCAGTCTTCAGCTTCTCCAGCCGGTCGCGGATCTGGTCCGCGACCGCGACCCGGTCCTCGATGCTGTGCCCGGTCCGGGACACCGGGGCGATGTCGATCCCGGCCTTCCCCAGCGCCTCGGCGACCTCCGGGGTGAACGGCACCCGGCGCTGCGGCACGCGCTCCTTGGTCGGGCCACGCGCCGGCACCTGGGTCTCCCCGCGGGCCGGGACCCGGGTCGGGCTCTGCCAGTCCTGCGAGTCGCGCGGGTCGATCTTGGTCGGCTGCCGGCGCTCCACCGTGGTCCCGGGCCGGTCTCCGACCTCGGTCGGGATCCGCGCGGTCCGAAGCCGCTTCAGCACCCCCTGCGCCGCTCGGATCTCCCGCCGGATCTCGGTCGTGATCGGCTTGCCCTGGAGCTGGAGCTTCTGACGCATCGCCTGCGCCTGCTCCAGCCGGTCGGCCAGCTCCCGCGCGACCGCGACCCGGTCCTCGACCGAGTGCACCCCGCTGGAGACGCGATCGAGGATGTCGCCGAGCTGCGCGCGCTCGGACGGCTTCACCTGCACCGCCGCCTGCTCGACCCGCTCGCCGCTCGGAGCGCGCTCGGGCACCTCAGTCGGGGCGCGCTCGGGCACTTCCGTCGGGGGTCGATCGGGGAGCTTCGTCGGTCGGCGACGCGGGACCACGGTGCGCGGCCGGGCCTCCATCGTCTCGGGCTCGCCGATCGCGAAGTCCTCCTTCTTCGGCAGCTCGAACCGGAAGGGCTCGGTCGGTTGCGCCTCCTGCTCCTGCTTCGGCTGCTTCGCCTCCTCGCGGATCTTCGCGCGCTCCTGGCTCCGCTCCAGGAACTGCTTCGCCTTCGCGCCGATCTTGTCGAACACGCCGGGCTGCCGCGGCTGCGGCTGCATGGTCTCGCGCTTCGTCTCGGCCGGCGTCTTGCCGGTCATGCCCTTCCAGATGCCGAACGAGAGCGTGTTCGACAGCACCTCCTTCATCAGGCGGTTGGCGCTGTCGGGGTTCGCGTCGCGCATGAACTGCCACAGCGAACTCTCCAGGTCGGCCGCCGATCCCGCGGAAAGAGTGAAGCCCTCGACCATGCCGGCGATCGAGTCCTTCACGAACTTCGGCATCGACTTGCGGGTCTTCAGCAGGCGCTCGGTCGCCTTGCCCATCGCGCCGGCCGCCGCGAACACGAAACCCATCGGGACCGAGTGCAGGAACGCTTTGCCGTAGCCGTCGGGGCGACCGTAGAGCGTCGAGTGGTAGACGCCGTTGCCGATGCCCATGCCGAGGCCGGTCCGCAGGAACTGCATCACCTTCCCGGAGCGCGTGCCCTCCTTCGCGCCGAGCAGCAGCGCGGCGCCAACCTTGCCCTGCGAGACCAGCTTCACACCGGCGCCCATCGCCGCGCCGCCGCCGGTCATCACGAACGACCCGAGCGATCCGATCCCGATCAGCAGCCCGGTCGCGACGTCCTCGATGTCGCCGCGCTCGTTCGCGCGCATCACCGTCTCGGCGTCGTGGACCTTCACCATGCGCTGGCGCAGGTCATCGACGGTCTCGTCGTTGAGCACCCGCAGCGCGAGGTAGGCGCTGTTCGTCATGCTCTGCGCGCGCGGCGCGCGGTCGATGAACTCGCCGTTGCTCGTGACGTAGGGCTCCCCGTAAGCCTCCTGCTGGAACGCCCCCAGGAGGTCCTGGTAGTAGGGGTCGTCGCTCAGCATCGCCATCACGCCGAGGCCGACGTTGGTCATGGCGTTCGACACCGCGGCGAACCCGGAGTCGAACGCGCGCACGCCCTCGTAGGCGGCACGTCCGACGGGGCTCCCGAAGTCCTCCTTCGGCGGACCCTCGGTGAAGTAGCCGGGGCCGGAGTCGACGCCGATGTTCTTCGCGATGGCGCCGAAGACCGGGTCCTTGGTGACGTCGTAGTTGGGGTCGATCTCGCGCGCGCGACGCATCTTCTCGTTCACCGCGAACAGGATCGCTTGACGGTCCTCCTCGGGGATCTCGTGCTTACGCATCTGGAGCTGCGCGAGCATGATGTCGTCCTGGGTCGCGTAGGGGCCGACCTTCGCGAGCACCTGCGCGTTCAGCTCCTTGAACATCCGCATGTTCGTGTCGTGGAGCTTGATCCCGTTCTGGATGGCGGGATCCTGGTCCAGGAGCTGGATCTCCCCGAACCGCTTCGCGAGTTCGGGGGCCGTCAGCTTGGTCTGGACCTCGGGGCTGATGTGCAGCGCTTCGGGCGAGACGTTGCTGATCGGGTCGAGACCCTTCAGCCTCGCCTTGATGATCGACGACAGACCCGCCTTGTACTGCTCGTGCAGGAGGGCGCCGCGCTTCTCCGGGTCGGTCTCCTTGTCGGTCGCCTCGCGGAGAGTGATCCCGTCCTGGTAGTCGAGGGTCGCGCGCAGTCCGACGGGGGACGAGGTCGGCTCACTGGTAGCCGCCCCGGTTGACGAAGTCTCGGTTCCGGTCAGCTCGGGCGTCTCGTTCGTTGTCATCCTGCATCCCCTGCACGCGGTTCCGATCTCGTGAGTCGGCCGTCTTCACCTTGGTCGGCGGAGTGGCCGGGTTGCCTTCCGCGTCCATGCCCTGACGCATCTCGGTCTGCGGCGACCCGAGGAGCCCGAGCTGCTGCTCAGCGCGGTCCGCGCGCGCAGCCTCCATGTCGGCCCGCTGGAGCGCCTCGTCGCGCTCGGCCTGCAACCCCTGGAACTTCTCGACCCACCCGGACGCCTTGAGCGCGGCGGTCTGCTGGCCGCGGTAGGCGTCCGCCTCCATCATCACGTTCGCCGTGAGCTTGCGCAGGAACTGGTCGCGCTCCTCGGGGGTCTTGATCCCCATCCACTGGACGGCCTGCGACTTCACCTCGCTCTTCCGGCCCTCCCACGCCTGATCGAAGGCGTCGCCCTGGGAGGTGTCCATCGGCTGGCTGCCGCGGAACACGGCGGCGACCTCCACCATCCGCTCGTTGAACTTGCGGATCACGGGGTTCGTCGGGTCGTAGCCCGGAGGCATGTGACCGCTCGCCGCCATGTAGGTGAGCTGCTGAGTCCCGACCTGCGCGCGCACGAACTCGACGACGCGCGCCTTGGTCATCGTTCCGGAGTCCGTCGCCGCCTTGATCTGCGGGTTGTCCGCGTAGGCGGCGGCGACGTCGTTGAAATCGATCTCGTCGTTGACCACGTCGCCGAGCATCTCGCGCGTCTTCTCGATCGACGACGACATCGCCTTCAGGTTGTCGGCGAGGTACAGGTCGCGCTTCTCGCTCGGGGGCTCCGCCGCCTTCTTCTTGTAGTCGAAGGCGTTCATGTAGAGCTTCTGGTTGTTCAGCTCGATCTGCTGCTGCTGAAGCCGAGCCTCTCGACCTTCACGCTCCAGCCGAGCACCAGACTTGCGCGGGCCACCCTGAGGGTTCTGCGACTGGTAGCCGCTGCCCGTGTATTCCATCGGCTTGCCGATCTGGTCGCCGAGGCGCTGCCCGTCCTCCTGCGAGATCGGGCCGACCTTGCCCTGGCCGCCAGGAGGTGCTGCGCCGGTCTGCTGGGCGCCGCGATCCATCTCCTCGCGGGTTCGTTTGGCGCGCTCGCTCTCGACCTGGGACGTGCCCTCGATGCCCCTGTCGGCGGCGTCGATGTCCTGCCCGCGGGACTTCAGGGTGAAGTCGTCCTGCGCGATGTCCGAGCGGACCTTGCGGTCCTCCTCGGCCATCGACTCCGTGACGGCTCGCTGCTTCTCGTTCTCGCTGGATCGCCACTTCCGCTCGGCCTCAGCCTCCGCCGACTGGAACTCGCGCTGCCCACCCTGGGCCTGACGGTTCTTCTCGGCCTCGCGCTCGCTGAGTTGGCGCGCCTCCCCCTGCTCAGCGAGCCCGCCGATCTGCACGGCCGCGTTGGTCGCGTCGCGCCGACCTTGCTGGTCCGCCTGCATCAGGGAGTCGTGTGCCTGCTGACGGCCCCTCATGCCGCGGTCCGCGGCATCGACCATCACCTGGGACTGCTTGAGCTTTTCGCCTCGTGCCATCAGAACCACCCACTCCCTGCCATGCCGCCCGCGGCTTGTCCGAATCCACCGGCAGCCATGCCGACGTTGCCGGTCGCGATGCCGGCGATGCCCATTCCGATGCCCGCGAACATGCCCGCGCGGGCCTGACGCTTCTGCAACTTCTCCTGGCGCCGCATCAGCTCCTCCTGGATCTGCTGCTGCTCCTTCTGGATGAAGTAGCTGTAGTCGGCGGCCTCGTAATCGTCGGCCATCACGTTGTATTGCTCGGCGAGGGCCTGATACATCCCGCTCTGCATCGACGCCAGCGAGCCGCGCGCATTGCTTTGCACCTGACCGAGGCCGGTCTGGAGCGCGGCGGTACCCTGCTGCCGCTGCTCGCGTCGCGACTTGTCCGTCAGCGCCTGCGACATGTAGTTCATGTTCGCGGCGGCCTCGCCGAGCGTCATCTCGCCGCCCGACGCATCGGCCATCTGCTGCGGGGTCATCAGGAAGTTGCCGTTGTCGTCCACGATCCGTCCGCGGCCGATCGGCATCCCGTAGCGCTGAGCCATGTTGCGGGCCATCTGCTCCAGGCTCGTCGACCCCATCGACGTCTCCTGGGTCATCTCGCCGGTGCCGCGACTCTGGCCCTGCTGGAACTGCTGCTGACGCACGTCGAACCCGATGGAGCCCAGCCCCATGTTCGCGCTCTGGACCTGACCGTAGAGGTCGTTCAGCGACGCGAGCTGCTGCTGGAGACCCGTCGGCGGCAGACCCTGCGACTGCTGCTGCGCCGGGTTGATCTGCTGGCCGCCACCCTGCATTCCACCAGGGCCGCCGGCCTGCATCTGCTGGTCCTGCTCCTGGCCGGTGCCAACGCTACCGGCGGCATCCTGAACGACTCCGCTTGCACTGAATCCTGCCATGACTAACTCTTGGTGTAGAAGAGGGTGACGTAGGTTGTCGTGTAGGACGTGCGGTTGTTTCCGGTCGTGATCCTCACGTTCGTCGCGTTGACCGCCAGAGCGATCATTCCGGCCAGCGCCGTCGCGCAGAACGGGAGCGGGAGCCGGTTGTTCGCCGTCGGGTCGTAGGATACCGCGTCGACACGGTAGAGGTTCGCGAGCCCGGTGATCCCGTGCGCGACGTCCTTGCTGGCCGTGTTCGGCAGCGCGCCGAAGCTGATCGTCTTCTGGTAGATGGTCGCGCCGGCCGTGTCGGTCCGGTTGGTCGCCTGCTCAGTGGTCGAGAGGTCGAGCGTCAGGCCGTCAGAGTCCGGCCCAGAAGATGGGGTCGTGAACTCCAGGGCAGTCGCCCCCGGGTTCACGGAGACGACCTTGTTGGCAGACCCGGTGTAGGCCGACGGGGTGTCCGTGAGCTCCAGGAAGGTCGTGACGCCACCACCACCGCCACCATCGCAGCACTCGGCGAGGATCGAGTCGATGTCGGCGCAGACCGCGGTCTTCAGGCGGTTGAGGTAGTTCTCCAGCGACTGCTGGTTGATCTCGTTCGCGCTGTCGTTCGACGGCCCGTTCTGTGGCGTCGCTTGGTAGCGGAACGGCTCGATGTCGCAGGTCTTCCTGGTCGGCATCAGCGATACTCCTGCCAGTTGAAGCCGGCATAGGCGGTCACGGTCCCGACGTTGGTCATCGCGATCGTCAGCGGCGTCGGGTTCGCGCCGTTGATGTCGAGCGTGAGCGGGAGGCGGCCAGCGATGTTGGCAGACGACGAAGCCTTGGCCTGATTCGTGGCCGCGACGTAGAAGCTGTAGACCACGATCCCGCCGGTGAGAGAGGTCGCGGCGATGTCCCGCTCGACCACTGAGGAGGCGTTGACCGAGACCCAGGACGCGCCGGTCAGCGTGGCGTTGTAGATGACCTCGACGAGCGCCACGCCGTTGCCGGTGTTCAGGACTTCGAGCTCCCGCTGGATGACCTGGACGTGGTTCGCGAGGCTGTTGAAGGTCGTCTTCGGGCGCACCGAGAGCACCGGGACACGGGTGCCGGAGACACTCAGGGCAGAAGGTCGAGCGTAGCTGAACGGGAACCCGATCGCCTCCTCCTGACCGCCCTCGGAGATCACCGAGGCGCAGATCTGGTCCATCGTGGTCGCGCCGGCCGGGGCGCCGGTGGCCTCGATCTCGTAGCGCACCGGGAGCTGCGCCGTGGTCATGTAGACCGTGGTCAGGTTGTTCGCGTTCAGGAACTCGTGCGCGTAGCGAACGATGCCGTCGATCACGAACCCCACGCGCGCGCGCCCGACGCCGAGCCACTCGAAGTCGATGATGAGGATCTGGGTCTTCGCCGGGTCGAGGTCGCTGTAGGTGTCGAGGTTCCAGTCCGCCTGCGCGACCCGGTTGTCGACGACCGCCCCGCTGGTGAACGTGCGTCGCACGAACCAGAGCGCGCCGTCGATCTCCTCCAGGAAGATCCCGTTCCTCGCCTCGAAGTAGCCGACGCGCTTGCGGACGTTCGGGTCGCCGGCGTCGAGGTTGAACGTGCAGAAGATGAGCTGCGACTTGCCCGGCTGGTATCGGAAGTAGTCGCGTGTCTGCCTTGCGACGATGTCGCCGCTCGCGCTGACCGTGAACCGCGTCGCCGCGATGTTCGGCAGGTAGGTGGTCGCCCCGCCGCCGGTGAGTCCAGTGTTCCAGAGCAGCGGTTGGCTGTCGTAGGTTTGGGTCGACTCGAAGAGGCCCTGCGGGTTGCTGACGCGCAGGCGGTCGAAGGCGTCGATCGAGGGGCTGTCGCCGAACGCGACGGGGACGTTCGGGCCGATCGGCACACCGCCGACCTCGCCGATGTTCACGTCCGAGGGGCCGCCGTCCGACGCCCCAGGGGTCGTGAGCAGGCGACCGTTCACGACACGCGCGGTCGCGGCCGAGTTGCGGCCGTCGCGGTCGGTGATCTGGACTCTTCCGCCGCCGGTCATTTGCTCGTCCTCGGGGTCATCATCAGGAGGTGGTTGATGACCGAGATCGGCTCCTCGGGGGCGAAGTTCTTGAACCTCACCGCCATGAAGCTGAACACCGATCGGCCGACCGGCTTCACCTGCCGGCCCTTCTCGTAGTCCATGCGGAAGACGCGGCCTTCGCCGGTCTCGTTCGTCACCGGGTCGACCACCGTCAGCTCGTCCGGGTCGATCTGCGCGAAGTCGGGGAGCAGCTCGACGCGGAGCTTCGACGCGAAGCTCTCGATCTGGTGCACCACGACCTGCCGCCAGTCACGCTTCGTCATGTCGTCGGTGCCGTAGTTCTGCGGCTTGAAGACGCAGTCGAAGTCGATGGCGCCGATCATGAAGTCGTCGCCTACCGCGGGAGCCTCGCTGTCCCACGGCGGGGTGACGTAGAGCGTGTCATCGGTCGCGGCGTAGATCGTGCGGACGGTCCACGGATCGTCCAGAGCAGCCCCCGCCGGGCGAGTGTAAACGCAAACGCCAGCGAGACCGAGATCGTCACCAGCAAGAGCACCAGACAGACCAGCGACTCCAGAAAGATTTGCGAGACCAGGGAGTCCACCAGTGATGAACCCGCCGGTCTCCGCCTGGAGGTAGTCGGCGCCGAGATCGTCGGTTCCTGCTGCGAGGACCGACCCACGAACTTGCCCTGTGGCGTTCGGATAACCCACTCCATCCGTGTCTCCGATGTCGAAGATCCAGACGAACCCGTTGGTGTCGCCCAGATAGACGCGCTCGTTGCCCCCGGCGTCCTTGCCGACGGTCATCGACATGAACTCCTGGCAGAACTTCAGCAGCGTGATGTTCGCCATCTTCACGTCCCAGACCAGCATCAGGTTGCACCCGCGCTCGGTCTGGATCGTCGGCAGGAGCAGCAGATACTGCTCGCGCTTCGGGTAGAAGACGCCGACCGCATCGATCACCCGGCCGTTGCGGTCGCGGCGGATGTAGTGGTCGTTGTTCGGGTCGACGAACAGGTCGTTCATGTTCGACGACTCAGGGACGTGGCTGACGCTGCGGCCGTCGAAGAGCGCGAGCCCCCGATCGCTGAGCCACACGCTGCCGGACTCGACCTGCGCGAAGGAGCGCGGCGCGATGCACCCGATGTCCGAGCTGATCCGGCTCGGCACGATGACCTCCAGCGCCGGGATCTCGCGGAACGTGAGGACGTAGGTCTTCCGCCGCTTGCAGATGACCAGCCGGTCGAAGTTGCTGACCGCGCCCATCAGCCGGTCGCCGTCGCCGGGCTCGATGTCGAGGAAGTTCGCTGCCGGCCAGGACTCGGGCTCCAGAGGCTCCGAGTAGTAGAGGCGGTTGGGGCGGCCGCAGATGGTGTAGGAGAGCCCCGCGTCGGTCACCCCCTCGTAGAGGTCGGTCAACTGGAGGCGCGCGATAGGGGGTGACGTGCCGGCCTCAGGAGGCAGCACCTCCAGGATCTCGTAGGAGCGGCAGTCCGCCCCGATCTGGATGAACTTCGCCTTCAGGCACCGGGTCCACTCGACCGACCCGTCGCCGGTGACGATGTCGCTGCCCTGGACGACCGAGACGGTTCCCGCGGGGGTGAGGTCGGGGATGTCGCCCATCCCGAAGAGGCGGTTCCGGTAGTCGACGACGATCGGGACGCACGGCATCTCGCCGTTGAGGGTCGACAGGCCCTCGTTGAGGAAGTCGAGCGCGTCGTCCGACACGTCGTCCACGAACACCGACACGGTGTCGACGTTGAAGCACCCGACCTTCGCCATGATCGGGTAGTCGCCGCCGGAGAGGGTGCGGTAGACGCAGATCTCGCAGATCGCCGTGTCGCCGGGGATGCGCACGTTCGCGAACGAGAGCGTGACACTCGCTGCCGGCGACGCGCCGGAGGTGTCGACCTCGATGTCCTCGGGGTTCGGGTCGCTCTCCTTGCCCGTGCAGCAGTCGCGGAAGGTGTAGCGGTAGCGGTAGATCGCGAGGTCGAGGCCGCCCTCCGGCGACGCCGCGGCGTCGTTGACCTGCGTCGTCGGCACCTCGCCGCTGAACGGCTCCGGCAGGCTGACGTCGGTGACCTCGGAGTCCGTGCCGGCCGCGGTCGGGTTGAACTTCTGCGGGATCGTCGACCCGTTGGTGATGACCAGGATCCCCGGGTTGTCGCCGAGTCCAGCCGAGGTCGACGCGCACCCCTCGGGAGCGAAGGCGCCGAGGTCGAACAGGGGTCCAAGGTCGAGGAACTCGCGGTTGGGGACGTTGAGCGCGTAGACCAGGATCAGACCGCCCGGCTGACCGTTGTTCCACACCGCCGCGTCGAACCGCGTCACCAGCGTCCGATCGCCAGCGAGGTTGATCGGGTTGTTCTGCGTGACCGGGTTGTCCATCAGCTTGTAGCCGAGGTTCGCAACCGGGGTCGACGAGAGCTGCGGCAGCATCGTCACGTTGAATCCCGATGTCGCCGGGTCCGCCTGCGGGTCGGCGTTGATGACGATGACCTGCTTGCCGTCGTCGCCCGCGTTGGCGTGGATGAACCCTCCCCACACGCGCGCGGAGAGGATGTTCGCGTCGGGGAACGACTGATACCACGCCGGGTCGAAGTAGCCCTTCGAGTAGCCGAAGTCGACCGGCTCGACGATCTCGGTCGAGACGACCAGTGAGCTGACCGACGAGACGTGCGGGCAGACCGTGAGGTTGAAGTCCTCCTGGATGATCTCGAAGTAGCCCCACGGCTGCCCCTGCGCTGTCGCCGCGAGCTTGCGCCACTCGAACCCCAGGTAGTCGCCGTCCACGATCGAAGGCAGGATGTCCATCGAACGGTGCAGTGCATCGATGTTCGTCACCCCGTAGCCGTCGGTGAACGACTCCGTGTAGCGAGACGTCGAGGAGGTCGACCCACCCTCGAAGTTCATCGCGGAGACCTGCATCTCCATGTTCCAGGAGCCCGCCGTCCCGCTGGACGGATAGAAGCTCCAGGCGTGGATCGCAGTGATGTTGTCCCAGTCCGCGGCGACGTAGTGGAACGGCCACGCGCGAGTGACACCGAAGGAGGTGCCTTCGGAGCCGTAGCTGATCCACCCCGGGCTCGCGTTGACGATCGTCGTCGTCTTGTTGACGCCGGTCGGCGCCTGCACGACCGTCATCCCGGATGCGTAGGTGATGACCGACGCTCCTGCGCCACCCCACGTCCCTGTGCTGAGTTCGAGGTAGAGGTTGAGCTGGATGTAGTCGTCAGCACCCGAGGCGGCAGCAGCGGCGTCCCAGGCGTTGAAGAACTCCGCGCTCGCCGCCTCGAAGCGGTCGAACTCCAGGAACCACATCCCACTCGAACGGTCTGCGACGCTCGCGACGTTCGGGATCGCCTCGAAGTCGCCAGCCTTCGTGAACAACTCCGCCTCCGTCGCTGGTGCGGTCGGGAAGGAGGTTCCGCCACCCCTGACGCGGACAATCGATCCGGGAGAGATCGTCACCGGGGTTGGCGCTTCCGGATCGTTCGTCGTGGACGACGGGCCGACGCGGAGGCGGATGTTCGCAGCCGTTCCCGTGGTCGCAGCGTTGAACCAGAACGTCACCTTGCGGACCGCGGAGTAGCGCGCCGGGTTGACGTAGAGCGACATGCAACCGCCGAACCCGAGGAACCCATCGAAGGCGAGCGCGCCCTGGTTGTTCGATCCGCTCGCCGTGTTGCGGATGTGCCCCATCTGGTGGGACTTCGGGTAGCGGAGGCCGAGGTTGGACGCCATCAGATCTGCCCTCCAGAAACAGACTCGATCTGCGGCGCGTCGTCCTGCGAGGCCCGCTGGATCCCGATCGCGCTGAGCTGCCCGAGACCTGCGTCCTGGGCTTCCGTGAGCTGGCCGGTGAGCGTGACGATGTCTCCCCCCGACGGGGTGATCGTGGCGGTCGCGACGAACGTGCCGGCGTTGTAGCTCAGGCGCAGGAAGCCGTCAGCGAGGGTCGCCCCGCCGAGCGGTGCGGACGCCAGCTCCGTTCGAACCCCGCCGGAGACCCGGTAGAGGTAGGCGATGTAGGAGCTGCTGGTCGAGACCACCGTGGCCTCCAGGTAGCTCGTCCCACCCGTCGACCGCTTGATGACGACCGAGGTGGACTGCTGTCCGCTTTGGGCCGCCAGACGGTAGTTCACCTCGACGTAGTAGCTGGTCAGGACCGACGCCTTGAACCACCCCATGAGCTGCGCCGATTCGACGTAGTTCACACCCACGTTCGAGTCGGCCCCGTTGAGCTGGAGCGCGCCGATGAAAACCTCGTAGGCGGTCGTCGGACTCCACCGCGACGTGTCGAGCGACTCGAAGTCGTCGAACGGCAGTGAGTCGCTGCCGAGGTATTCGGGGATCGAGAACGGCGTGCGGACCGAGATGCCGTTCTCGTCGGCGACCACGAGGTATTCGACCCCGCACTCGCTGGTGTAGCGGAACAGCCCGCACACCACGCCGGCGAACCGCTCGTCCAGGCCGCGCACGAAACCCTTCCGCTTCTCCAGCAGGTCGGCCTCGTTGATGACGGCGTTGAAGCTGCCGTCCTCCAGGAAGCCGGAGCCCGGGTCGAGCTTGCCGCCGCGGGTGTTCAGCCCCGGCCAGGGAGCCCCCTGCGGCCGCAGGGGCATCTCGGTCCACTTCGTCATCAGAACGCCAGGAGGTTGTCGAGGGACGATGCCCGCAGGAGAGGGATGGACGCGCGCGCGCCCTGGTCAGCGATCGACCGCATCACGGTCTGCTTTCCGCTGACCTTGCGGTTGTTCGCGCGGCGCAAGTCCTTGAGCTTCGAGTCGTAGACCGCCGCCATCCGCTGCGAGTTGCCCTCGTCGGTGTCGAGGATGAGGGCGTGCGCAGCGGCGCCGTAGATCAGCACGTCGATGTGCGCCTGGGGGACGAACGGGATCTGCACGTCGGGCTCGCTCGGCCAGAGCTGGCGAGCGAAGTATTCGACGATCAGGTAGGGGTCGTTCGTGCCGTTGGCCGGGATCTGGTTGTCGCCCGGCGCCGGGTAGATCGAGATCGTCTTGCGCCCGTCCGCGCCCGTCTGCGCGGGCGTGTAGGAGCGCGGGCGTCCGGCCGTGGTCGTCGAGCCGCCGAGGAGCTGGTGGAACCTCCAGGTGTCCATCTCGGACAGCGGCACGTCGTTCCAGTTGCCGGGGCGGATCACCTCGACCAGCTCGCAGTCCTCGGGCAGCTCATACTCGACCACCCCGTTGGCGAGGTAGATCTTCTGGGTGCGGCGCATCCAGTCGAAGTAGCCCTCCTTCCGGATGAGGTCGGCCTCGCACTCCAGGACGAACTGAAGGTAGGTGTCGAACTTGGCCTGCGCGTTGGTCGTCGCGTTGTACTTCGCGTCGCCGTCCTTCTCGACGAGCAGGATCACCCGGTTCGTGACGTCGCGGTAGGTCTTCGCGCCGCCCGGGAGCGTGCGCGTCGGCTGCATCACCGAGCGGAAGGTCTCGACCGTGAAGATCCCGCAGCGGAGCTGGGACAGCCCTGCGAGGCCGTAGGGGCTCACTCCGGCCGGTTGGGTGGTCAGCTCCCCCGAGAGGAACTCGAAGCCCGGGACGCCCGTGGCGCCCCACAGCGGGTCCACACGGTCCCGGTAGGTGATCTTCGGCGTGTTCAGGTTGCGGTCGTTCAGGAAGACGTCCAGGTCGACCTGGGAGTCCTTCCGCTGGATCCGCAGCCGCATGTCCTGCCAGAACCCCTTGTAGGGCAGGATGTCGCCCGCCGAGTAGCTGCTCGGGTCGAAGTCGGGGTCCAGGTTCAGGTCGTCGAAGTCGAGCGTCACCTGCTTCAGCACGACCATCCCGTCGGGCTCGGTCGAGGAAGGGCGCGAGAGCCCCGGCAGCCGCTTCACCGGCATGAACTTGATGAGCTTCAGGATCGGCGCGGAGCCGTCCAGCGGGAACGTCACGCGCGCGCCGTAGCCCTGGTCGTAGCAGCTCGGGTCCTCCTCGACGTTCAGGTCGTAGAGGAGTGGGTCCTTCGTCATGCGCGCGATGAGCGTGAAGCTCGGCGCGGTGCTGATCTCCCCGGTGTCGAGCACGCTGGGTGTGGCGCCGTCGTGCGCGAAGGTGCCGCGGACGACGTAGTCCGGGCCGTCCATCGCGTCGGCGGAGTAGAGGACCTGCGTCTTGAACGCGGTCACGTCCGACGGGAAGGGGAACTGGGGGCTGACGCCGGACGGGATCGCCGCCGCGTCGATCGGGATCACCGCCTCGTCCGCGATGATGACGCCGCCGCACGCGACCGTGTAGTTGGCCCCGATCTCCCCGTCGGCGCGGTCGAACTTGTCGATGAAGCGGCTGGTCATGTCAGTCGACCTTCGTGGTCTTGTGGCGGTTCAGGTTCTTCGGGTCGTTCCAGTAGTTCTTGTCGCCGGTCTCACGGATCTTGCCGTGGTAGAGGTCGGCAGGAACTGAGTGCGTGTGGCGCATGTTCTGGCTCTGGCCCGCCTCGGCGTAGAGCTTGCGCTTCTCGTCGATGTGCCTCTTGAAGCGCGCCTCCTCGCGGTGCGGGCTGGCCGGGAGGTTCCTGCGCTGGACACGTTTCTCCTCGGGGATGTCGTCGTGGTCCTTGCAGCCAGAGGTGTCGATCTCGCAGCCGTAGACGCGCTGCATGAGCTTGCTGCACTTCGGGCAGGTGACGTCCTGCGGGGGATGGAAGGGGCGTGCCTCGATGCCGAACGAGATGTCGCAGGGCTCGCACTCGAATGGGTAGATCATCGCTTTCCAACCTTCCGCACGTTGCGACCGCAACCGCGTTTCTTGCCACCTCAACCGTAGCCCTTCTGGACCACGCGCTTCACCTCGACGAACCTGCAAGCGGTGCAGCGGAGCGTCCGGCGAACAGCCGAACGCTCCGCCACGGCCTCAGCGCCGCATTTGGGGCAGAGGCGCTTCATCTAGCTCACGGGCAGCCAGCGACGCCGGTGCAGAGCGAGTCGATGTAGCCGATGGCGTTGGGGGCGAGCACTTCGAGCGTGCCCTCCCACTCGACCATGCCCTTCGTCGAGGAGCCGACCTTCGCCAGCTCGACGGCGAGCACCGGGCGCAGCACCGCGATGCGGAGCTTGGCCGCCTCCACCGTCGCGATCCGGTCGTTCCGCTGGTAGCGGTGCAGGTAGATCCGCTGCGTGCCGAAGTCGCTCTGGTAGAAGTCGACGGTGTTGATGACCGTCCGCTCGTTCACCGGGATGTTGTAGCGAACGTTGCTGTTCGGGTTCAGCGTCAGGTTCGACAGCGACCGCTTCTGCGCCGAGTTGACGTAGAGCGTGTCGGTCATCGCGCCCTTCTCCCACATCGCCTCCAGGTGCCCGTTCAGGATGCACTCGTCGATGCAGTCATCCGGCGAGGAGCCCGCGACCGTGGTCACGGTACCCATCTCGTCGGAGTTCAGCCCGAGCGTCGTCGCGCAGGTCGGATCGCTCGCCGCCGCGAAGGCGTAGAAGCCGTCCATCTTGCGCGGCAGCACGCCGCCGGTGTTGCCCTGCGCGGTCTGCGACTGGCGGATCGAGTGCACGATCGCGAACTCGATGAACCGCGCCAGCTCCATCGACGCCTTCCGGAGCTGGTAGACGTATTCGTCCCGGATGCCGGCGGTGTTGATGTCCCGCTGGGTGTCCGAGACGTCGAACGTCCGCCGGATGATGTGCGTCAGGTTGCAGAGCCGCTTGCGCGGCACAAGCGGGTCGAACGTGGCATCGCTGCCTTCCGGCGTCGCCTGGACGTCGGTGTTGCCGTTCGCCGGATCGCCGAAGTCGGCGAGGATGTCCACCAGCCACTCGTGGCTGATGTTGTTGGCCGGAACCTTCTCCAGCGAGGACAGCATGAGCGTGTCCATCGGGGAGATGTTCGTGATGATGTCGAGCAAGTCTTCACGGTTTCCCGTGCCGACGTCGAAGGAGTTCAGGACTCCGAGAGACCCTACGAAGGTCATAGCAAGCTACCTCTATGTTGAAGGGGTTAGAGGCAGCCCGCAGTGGGCCGTTAGAGGCCGAGGCGTCGCTTCAAGTGCTCGTGCACGAGGTCCATTCCAGCCTTCTGCTCGGCAGGGTCCGTGGAGGACCGCAGCGCCTTCAGGCGCTGCGCTTCGTCCACGAGTTCTGCTTCCGGGTTGCTCTGCTGGTTCGGCTCGGGCTGATAGCGCGGGCGAGCGCCCATGTTCCCCGGTGGGACCACTGGCGGGACTGCCGCTGCGCTTGCCGCCGCGCGGGAGGTCAACTCCCCTGGCTCCGCGATAGCTCGGAAGGCTTGCTCGATCGAACAGTGCGGGTTCTTGCCCCGGAACATGTCGATGAGCGGGCCGTGGATCTGGATGTCGAAGGCGGGATAGTTCTCGCCGAGACGCATCATCTCGGCCTGAACGTTCGTCTGCTCGACCTTCTGAAGCTTCGGCATGAGTTGGCCCATGATCCGCTGCTCCAGTCCGCTGAGCGCCTCCTGAATCCGTGCGTCCTGCATCACCTGCATCCGCGTGTCCGGATCGAGGTGGTCCAGGTTCGACTGCACGAGCTGTTCGTGCTGAGCCTGGAGCGTCTCCATCCGGCGCTGCATCTGCGTGAGGGTGTCACCCTGTTTGCGGCCGAGGTCGAGAAGCTGTGCGTTCTCGGCCTCCTTCGCTTTCAGGTCGGCGATGAGTTCGCGGATCCGTCGATTCGCGTTGTCAGAGAGTTGTTCCTGCGCGGGCTCCGGCGTCGGTGACGGCCCTTCGGAAAGAGGTGGCGCCTGACTCCCGTCGACCATCTGCTCGGTGGTCCCGGCCACGGGCTGATCGCCGATGCGCTGCGCGTCTTCCGCGCGTTGCTGTCGTGCGATCTGGCTCATGTAGGAACCCTCGGGTGGAGGCGGGGGTGGCGGCTTTCCGTCGGAACCGACCGCGACAGGTGCGTTATCCGCGACCTGACGCCCCTGTTGCTGGAGGTTCTGCCTCAAGCTAAGGGCCGCGTTGTCGGCGCGCGCGGTGAATTGGCTTTGAGGTTGATCTCCTCGTTCGTTCGCCATGTCTTTCTCCGACGGTGCACGACATCCGTCTCATGCCTCGTGCCCGGTCACGACCCCGACTACGTGATGGAATGGGGGCGGTAGTCCGCCAGCCAGCTCTACCCGAGCAGGGTCCTGCTCACGATCCGTAGCCCTTGACGTTGTTGCCCTCGCCCCAGCCGAGCGAGGGGGCCTGCCACTTGTTGTTCTGGCCGGTGCCGGTGTGGCCCGAGCGCGTGCGCGAGCCCATCGCGTTCATCGTCGCGGACATCCCCGCGGCGCGGTCGAGCGCCTGACGGTTCTTGCCGGTCTTCGCCTGCGCCGCTCCGGCGCCCTCGCAGTTCTTGCAGCTCATGTTCACCTCACTCCGATCGGGGTTTCGGCCGAGCGTGGAGCGCGGCCTTGAGTTGAGTTTGCAGGTCCGACTCCGCGACAGCAAGTCGCTCGACGGACTCCTCGGACTTCTCCAGGAGCTGGAGGACGTCGCGTAAGGCGCTCACCCGGCCCCGCTGCTCCCGGAGGGTGTCGTTGTCCAGGGGCGCCCTGGCGAGCCTCATGAGCCCGTGAG